TTTCTTAATAAAATAACTTTTTTTTTTTTTAAATTTTTGGTTTAAAATAAAAAACATGTTAAAATAAATAAAAAATTAAAAAAAATTAAAAAAAAAAATAATAAATATGCTATAACGGATAATGAATTAAAAAAAAAAATTATTAATTCTAAATAATTTATTCATTATCAAAAATTGATATATTTGACATTTTTTCTACTGGTAATGGTATGCTTACTATTTGTTGTGTTGTATTAAAAATTAAAAATAACATTATAATTGTTATAACTGATATTAATTCGTACTTCATTAATATCAACTATATAATATTTTATTCTAAATAAATTATATTTATTATTTTATATTCAAATGGGGTATTATCTAATGCTTTAATAAAATATTCGGATTCATCTTTATATTTAAAATCTACATATGCAATTGATGATTCTTCATAATTTTTTAAATTAATTTTATTTATATGACCCCAATCTTTTAATAATTCTACAATTTCATATTCTTTTAAATCTTTTGGTAAATTTGATATTTTTACTGTATATTTATTATCTTTATAATATTCTTTTTTAATATAATTATCTTTTTTCTCTATTTGTTGTTTATTTGTATCTAAATTATTAGTTTTTCCACATTTAATAGTTAAATGATTACCACCACATTTTCTACATATTAATTTAGTATTTGATTCCATTATTATTTAATAAAATTATTTTTTATATAAAAATTGATATTAATACTTATTAAATAAATATTATATTATGGATAGAATTACTATTGATATAAATAAAGAAAATTTCCCTATTCTTTATCAAATAAAAGAAGATGATTTAAGTATTGTTATTAATAAAATATTTACAACCGGTTATAATATTTTATATCCAAATATTGATAAAAATAATATTGATAAATATGAACATTTACAAATTATTGATAAATTAGATGAATTAAAATATGATATTGTTAATGATAATTTAAATAATAAAATAAATACATTAGAAATAACATTAAATAAATTAATTGGATTATCATCATCATCAAATAAAAAAGGTTTAATAGCTGAAAATATTTTAGAAAATATAATTAAACAAAGATATGGGGATATTAGATATGAAAAAAAATCTTTAACTCCACATTGTGGTGATGCATGGTTATATTTACCAGATGATAAAATTATTATGTTAGAATCAAAAAATTATACTGAAACTGTTCCTAAAGCTGAATTAACTAAATTAGAATCCGATATGATAACTAATAATATTAGATGGGCTATAATGATCTCTTTTAATTCAGAAATAAGTGGTATGAAAGAATTTGATTATCATATTTTTAATCATAATAATGAAACTTATAATATTATTATTATTTCTAATTTATCAAATGATATAACTAGATTAGATGTAAGTATTACTATTATTCGTAAATTAATGAATTTATATTCTGATTTAGATAAATTTCCATGGATTGTTTCAAATATTAAAAAAGAATTATCTGCTCTTGATCAAATTTATTCTGATAATTTTATTCTTCGAGAAAGATATTCTCAATTAGAACAAAATGTTATTGAATCTGTTTGTACATTTAACGGTTATTTAATATCTTATCATCATAAATTAGAATCACAAATTAAATCTATAATTAAAAAAATTAATAATACTATTGATGATGCAATAGTACTTGATCAAATGGATTATTCTAATTTAATTGCTAATACAGTAATTAAAGATAAGAAATTAGTTCCAATATTAATGAAATTAATTGATATATTCAAGAAGAAAAAAATAATATATAATAATGATAAATTATATATTGATGATATAGTTATAGCTGAAATTAAAATAAAAACTAAAAAAATAATATTAACATTAAATAATTATGATTTAATATTTAATTTTATAATTGGTAATGATAAAGAAATTATTAAGAATTTAAAAATATTCGAAAATTTAAATTTATAATATATAATAATGGAGTCAAATTTATTAAATAAAGATAATTTAATTTTAATTTTATTTTTTATTTTATTAATTACATATTTTTTTAATTATAAAAAATGTAATGAAACTTTAAAAAATACATTATATTTTGATAACTATGCCAATTATCAATACATTATGGATCTTAATAAAAAACCTTGTAATACTGATAATTGTTTAGAAGAAAATAAAGATGTTATTTTATTAGTAGGTAATGATAACGATAATAATCATATTTTTAAATTAAATAATACTTATTATAAATTAAATAATGATAATTTAGTTGCAATTAATGAAAAAGAAAATGATTATTCCTATTTAGATACACCTAAACATATTCCAATTGATTTAAAAGCTATGAAATTAAAAGTTAAATTAAGTATCGATGATTATAATTATGTTGGTATTGTAAGTAATAATTTTTATCATCAAGAATATTTACTTTATGAAAAACCATATGATCATGATAATGAATTAGAAAATAAATTATATTATTATAAATTAATTAAAATTATTGACGGAATATATAAAACCATTTATGATTTACCACCAAGAAATAAAATATCATCTAATGAATATATTTGGGTTGCATATGGTCCTTATCAATTAGGTCCATTAGTTTTTAATTAATGATCTACTATTTGTCTTAATAAATAATATTCTAATTCAGTTTCAAAATCTTCGTTACAATATGTTTCAATTATTTTTTCGCGCATTAGCATGAAAGTATTTGGTTTATATTTACTTTTGTTAATATAAGGAAAGTTAATATTATAATTTTCAACATTATTTATATAATTAATATGATCTGCATAAATATACCAATCTAATTTAAATCCATAATAATTTTCTATTAATAATTTATAATTGTTAATAGAACATTTAATATTAAAATTTTTTTTATTATATTCACAATCTATATCATAATAGCTCATACATGGATTTTGTGTCTGGCAATTTAAATAACTTCTTAATTTTTCATCACTACAATTTAATATTATCATTTTTCTTGTTTCTGAATATAATGATGATGGTGTTACCATTTCAATATGATTATTTATATATGAATTAATATATTTCCTAAATAATATAATATCTTTCTTTAATTCATTAATATATTTAGTATAATCAGTATATAAACTACAATGTTTTATATTATCAATATATATTGCATTATCTAATTTATTATAATCCAATTCTAATAAAATTTTATTTAGTTCTTTATTATAATTAGTATTGTTTAATTTAAAATTTAAATAACTTTTATTATTATTTCTAATCATAAATATAATGATTGTATAAAGAAATATTTTCAATTTTTTATTAAAAAATTGAAAATATTATTAATTATATAATTATAGTATGAGCAACGAATCATATTATAAAGAAATGAATCTCTTTGGGGGTCATTTTAAATCTATACTTAAAGCAAATATTGTTATTATTTGTGATAATAATAATTTAATTAATAATATTAAAGAAACTTTATTATTAATAGGTTTTAGTAATATACATAATAAAGAATATATTAATGGTTATCATAAAATTGATATTATTGTTGGTATTAATCTTAATATTATGTTAAATTATTATCAATCTCATGCTATTATACATAATGTTAGATTTATTAATGTTTTAATTGATATTAATAATATTGTTATATCTAATTATAATTTTGAAAATAATTATAATTTTGAAAATAATTATAATTTTGAAAATAATAATATTGTTAATAATTCTATATGTGCATCAGTATTATCATTTAATATTGTTAAATGGTTATTACAACATGATCATAAATTTAATTTTAAATGGTCTGATATTAATAGTTATTATGATTTTAGTAATGAAGAATATATTGTTGTAGGTTATAGTTCTATTGGGTCTGAAATAATAAAATTATTAAGATCATTGAAAGTTAAAAAAATAATAATAATAGATGAACGATTAAATAAAAAGAATTCATTAAATTATGATTATGATTATAATTATTATAAATATTATTTAACAAATAAATATAATAATAAATTTAAATCTACTATAATTGAAATATGTAGTAATAAGATAGAAGATTCAAGTAATCTATTTACAAAAAATATAAATGGTGTATTTTCAACAATAAATAATATAAATACTAAATCATTTATTGCTAATTTATGTTTTAATAATGATATATCATTATTTGATATTTCACATAATAAATTAAAAGGTTTAATTCAATCTATTATCCCATTTAAAACAAATATTTATTCTAATAATTTTGATTTTGATATTGATCCTGTTTATGAATTATGTGTTATAAATAATTTTCCTAATAATCATAATCATTTTATAGAATGGGCTTTAGAAAAGTTTTATATATTTGATAGAATACCTAATAATATAAATAAATGGTATAAAAATAAATCTTTTGATAATTATCAAGATAAAAATGATGTTTGGTTAATATTAAATAAATATAATTTTTCAGATTGGAAAGATTGTATGCAATTTTCTATTGATATATTTTATGATTATTTTTATTATCAAATTCAAAAATTAATAACAGCTAAACCTTTAGATACACTAAATGAAGATGGAACATTATTTTGGTCAAATAATAAAAGATGTCCAACACCTATTAAATTTAATATTAATGATCCAAAACATTATCATTTTATTGAATTAACTACTATTTTAATTTGTAAATGTTATAATATATCATATAATATTAATGATTTTTTATCATTTTTTGATTCAGATATTAAATATAATCTATTTAATTTTGATAATGCTGAAAATGATACTATAAATAATTATTCTAATATTACAAATACTAATCCTATTAAATTTGATTCTGATAATTTAGATTGTATGAATTGGATATATTTAATTACTAATATTAGAGCTAGTAATTATTATAAAGAACCTATTAAATTATTTGAATGTAAATATATTGTAGATAAAATAAAACCTTCTATTTATTCGATGGATTTATTATTAGGAAGTTTAACCATAAATGAATTAATTAAATCAAAAACTAATGATTATAAATTTAAAAAAATAAATGTAGATTTAGAATCAAATTTGATTGAATATATTGAAGAAAAAGAATTCGATAAAAATGTTTGGAATAAATATTATGAAAATAATAATTTAACTATTAAAGAATTTTTAGAAAAATATAATTTAATGTTTAAAACTGAAATTACAATGATTACATTTGGATCACAAATTATTTATTGTAGTATGTTAAATTATGATATTAATAATAAAATAGGTGAATTAATTGACTTAAATCAAGATAATAAAGAATTAAGTATATTATCAGATGATGAGTCTGAAGAGTTACCAAATATTATAATTAATTTTAATTAATTTAGTTTAAAGAAATGACTTTTATATGAATAATGTCTAATAAAGTTAGTAAGTCCATTCATAAATTGCCAAAATTGAAACCTAATCATTTTTTTGTTTATAAGAACAATGTTTATAATGAGATTCCCTATTTAACTCAATTAGAACTATCTGAAAATTGGCATCAAGTAATTCCTAAATACAGTAATAAATTTATTAATAATTATAGTATTACTTTAGCACATTTACCAACTCATTTATGGTGTAAATTAGTTAAAGAAATTAAAAATGATAATGAGGTTTATAAAATTATAAAAGATGGTATTACTCATTATTCTATTATTGAAACGAATCAAGATAATATAATGATTAATATTTATAATGAAATAAATAAAGAATATCCAGATGTTAATTTATTAAAACAATATATTACAGAATTAGATTCTAGTCAATATAATAGTTGGTTAATATTATGTGCATCTCGATATATTGAAAAAGGTTATTTATATGAACCTAATTATGTAACTGAATTAACTGTACCAGTTAAAGTTAATTAATTATTTTTGTAATTTAGGAACCCAATAAATATATCTTATTTGGTTACCTTCATATAATTTTTCTTTAATAATTTTATTACCATAAATATCTTCATCTTCATAATAAACTAAAAAATGATTAGAATAATTAACAGGTAATTTATCTTTTTTATTTATTATTTTTAGTTTAATACCTTTTTTATAGTTATAAGATGACCAGGTTAATAATCTAATATTTCTATATAATAGTTCTAATTCCTTATCAGTTAAATCTTTTACTTTTCTAAAAGGTGATATTCTTGATAACCATAATAAATCAGCTCGTAAATAGTTACCAACACCCGATATTGTTTTTTGATCTAATAATACTATTCCAATTACTTTTTTTAAATTTTTTAGTTTTAATAATTTTTCTTTAAACATTTCTAAAGTAGTATCTTTATCCATAGCATCTAATCCTATTGTTTTTAATTTATGTTCAACTAAATTAAAATCCATATATACTTTTATAGTTCCAAAACTTAATTGATCATAAAAATATAATGATCCGTCTTCAAACACGAATTCAACATTTAGATGATTTTGAGCACGATTTAAATAATCATTAACGGTATCTTTATCAAAAGTATCAATAAATCTTCCATGATGATATTTATTTTCATTTTTATATTTAAAAACCCATCCACCAAATAAACCTAAACTAACACCAATATAATAACCATTATCTAATGTCCAATACATAAATTTACCTTTCGTTTTAATTTCATTTATTCTAGTAGGTAGATTATTAATTAATTTTTTATAATGTTCAAATGGTCCATGTGTTTTATATCTACCATTTAATATTTTAATATCTTTTAATTTTTTATTATTAGTATATGTTTTAATAAAATCAGCATATATTTTAACTTCAATTATTTCAGGCATATTAATTAATATTACATTAAAATATTTTATAAATATATATAATGATATTACTTATTATTATACAAGTAATAATATTATTAATATTATTAGTATTATTATACTATATCACGAATAGATATTTTATAAATAAAATACCACATACTATCTATCAAACATTTTCTACAAAAAATTTGCCAGATGAAATAAATAATGTAGTAATTCAAATTAAAAATAGAAATCCAGAATTTGAACATATTATATATGATGATGATGATATGAGAAATTTTATTGTTGATAATTTTGATGAAGAAGTTGTAAATGCATATGATAGTATTATACCAGGTGCTTTCCGTGCTGATTTATGGCGTTATTGTATTTTATATAAAAAAGGTGGTATTTATCTTGATATTAAATATAAACCAGTTAATAATTTTAAATTTAAAACTTTATTAGATACAGGTAATGAATATTTTGTCAGAGATTTAGATCAATCTGAAAGTGGTGTATATAATGCTTTTATTATTGTTAAACCAAATAATCCTATTTTAAAAGAGGCTATAAATAAAGTTGTATATAATGTTAAAAATAAATTTTATGGAAATTCAGATTTAGAACCTACTGGACCACGATTATTAAAAAAAATATTTAAGGAAGAAGAAATTAATAATTTACCATTATATTTAAGTAAAAATGATAATAAGCTATCTATTTTCCATTCAAAAATAGATCAACCAATTTTAGAAATAGATTATAATGCTTATAAAAAACAAAAAGAAATAAATACACATTATTCTATATTATGGAGTAATAGAAAGCTTTATAAATCTTAATCATTATTAAGCTACTCTAACATTATTAAAATAATTATCATCTACAATAAAGTATGATGTTAAAGTTTGTATTGAAATAGTAAATAAATATATAATTCCAACTTTTGATTTATATAAAGCATAACAAGTATATCCACTACCATCGGTACCACAAATTTCATAGTATTGACCTTCTTTTTCTTTTAAGTTTAAATATATTTCTTTACCATATCATTATATGACATTATTGGTTTCCATTTATTTGTTGGATTATGATTAAGAATAAAATTATCTAATTCTTCAAACTGTTCTTTTGATAAAGTCATAATTACAATAAATATAATTAATTATTCAATTTTTTATCAGTTTAATTAAATGGATATTACAACAAAATATAAAGAATTTAAATTAAAAGAAAATACAGAAACTATGAAAGAATTATGTTTGCCTAAAAAATTTAAATTACAACCACAACAATTATTTTTACCAAAATATTTATATGATAATAGAAAAATAAATGGATTATTAGTTTATCATAAAATTGGATCTGGCAAAACTTGTACTGCTATTAATATTGCTGAAAAATTTAAAAAAGAAATGAAAGTTATTGTTGTTTTACCAGCAGCATTAATTGGTAATTTTAAAGATGAATTAATGAGTAAATGTCCAGGTGATAATGTTTATTTGAAAGATAGTGAAAAGAAAGAATTAGATGAATTAGATTATAAAGACGATAGATATAAAGAAATTATGAATAAAGTTGAAAATAGAATAAATAAATATTATAAAATATATTCTTATCATAAATTTGTTGTATTAATTCATGAAAATAAAATTAGATTAAAAAATACATTATTAATTATTGATGAAGTTCAAAATATGATTTCTATGAAAGGGAGTTTTTATAAAAGTTTAAATACTATTATTAATAAAACTGATGATAGTTTAAAATTAATATTATTATCAGCTACACCAATGTTTGATCGTCCAAGTGAAATTGCATTAACATTAAATTTATTAAGACCAAAAGAATTATTACCAGTAGGAAAACAATTTGATAAAGAATTTTTAGAATGTTATAAAAGTAAATTTGGTAAAAGTTATAAATTTATTAATTCATCTAAATTTATTGATTTAACAAAAAATATGATTTCTTATTATAGAGGAGCACCACCAATAGCATTTCCAAAAATGGATTTTCATGTTGTTAAATGTAATATGAGTAATTTTCAATATAAATCGTATTTAACAACATTATCAAATTTAGATGAAAATATAAAAGGTTCATTTAAAAATACAGATATATTAAATTTACCAGGTGATTTCTTTTTAGGACCAAGAATAGTTTCTAATATTGCATTTCCAAATAAAGGTATTGGTGATATTGGTTTTGAATCATTAGAAGATGATTATTTACAATTACAAAATATTAAAAAATATTCAATTAAATTTTATAAAATATTTAAAATAATAAAAAAATCAGAAGGACCCGTATTTATATATTCCAATTTTAAAGATATTGGTGGATTAAAATCATTTATTAAATTTATTGAATATCATTGTTATAAAAATTATAAAACTTTTGGCGAAGGTAATAAAAGATATGCTGTTTGGTCAGGTGATGAACATCATTATATGAAAGAAAGAATTAAACATACTTTTAACCAAAAAGAAAATCATGATGGGAGTAGAATTAAAATTATTTTAGGGTCACCATCTATTAAAGAAGGTGTTAGTTTATTACGGGTTGAACAAATTCATATATTAGAACCTTATTGGAATGTATCTAGAATATTACAAATTATTGGTCGTGGAATTCGTTTTTGTTCTCATAAAGATTTACCTAAAAATAAACAAAATGTTCAAGTTTATTTATATTTAGCTACAAAAAGTAATGTTCGTAATAATGAAAATGATTTATTAAATAAAACTATTGATGAATATATTTGGTCTTTAGCTAAAGAAAAAAATAAATTAATTGAACAATTTGAACATATATTAAAAGAAAATGCAATTGATTGTAATTTATTTTATAAAAGAAATTATTATAAATCTGATGATAAAAAATTAAAATGTATTTAGAAATATCTAAAAATTATTTTATAATTTATATTAATGTCAAATACAAAGTTTATGTTAAATTTAACTCAAAATCAAAAATATATGTTAGTCGGTATATTAATTCTTGTTATTCTTATTTTATTATTTCATCAAAATAAAGAATCATTTGAAACTGTTTGTTCTAATGGTCAATGTGTAAAATGTACAAATAGTATATTTAGAAAAAATTATTGTTATGAAAGTCCTGTTATTCAAACTTGTCCAGATGGTTATAGTTTCAATAATGATACTAGATTATGTCATAAAAATGTAAATTGGGATTATAAAGATTATGATTTCCAAGCACCACCAGATAAAGCATGTTCTGATCCAAATCAAATTATGGTTGATAATACATGTGTTTCTTATCCAGAAACTTATTTTGATCCTAATTACCATTAAATAAAAATTGATATAAATACATTTTATTTTATTTATTATTATGAATAACATAAAAGGGTATAATTACGAAATTCAAATTAGAGATTATATAATAAATACTTTAAATAAAGAAGCTTATTTATGGTCAGAATTTATAACTAAAGATTTTATTTAAAATACCAAATCTATTTTTTTATATGTAAGTTTAATGGATTAATATATTTTATTTTTTTGTATAATTTTAATAATAATTGTTTTATGTTCTTGTAGAACAATACAATCATTTTTTAATACAAATCAAAATAATATTACATTTATTATTCCAACTATTTGAAGACCTACCTTAATAAATACAATAAATTGTTTAATTAATCAAACTAATACTAATTGGAATGCAATTATAGTATTTGATGGAATTAAAAAGAATATTGATGTAACTGATTCACGTATTAAAATTATAGAAATAGAAAAAAAAGGTAAAGATATTAATAGTGCTGGTTTAGTTCGTAATGAAGGAATGAAATATGCTAATTCAAAATATATTGCATTTGTTGATGATGATGATTTATTAGCTAATGATTATGTAGATATATTTTATAAAGAAGTAGAAATATATCCTTTAATAGATGTATTAATATTTAGAATGTATCATAGAAATAATGTTTTTCCAAGACCTACTGATAATACTTTTTATAAAGATAAAGTTGGAATAAGTTTTGTAATAAATAAAAAAATAGTAAATAATGGATTAATTTTTAAACCTAGTCGTACTGAAGATTATGATTATTTAAATTTAATTAGAGAAAATAAATATAAAATGATGATTAGTCCATATATAAAATATTATGTTCGTGGTTTAAAACCAAATAATTTAAATAAAGAATATAATCGTGTATTTATAAATTAATTTATTATTTAAAATTATAAAGTAATAACATTTTCATTAGTTAATAATATTTTAATTTTTATATTAATTTTATTAATAGAACATTGATTAATAATTTCATATATATATTTATCATCATCTAGATAATTAACAGCTATACCTAATTTATTAATATTATAAAATCCACGAAGATCCATTATAGTTTTTATATTTAATTCAGTAGTTTTAATTATAGTTGAACCATCTCCTATAATATTATAAATTTCAGTTAAAATACATAAATATTTTAATGTTATATTTATATTTTTATTATTTATTCTACAAAAAAATATTTTAGAATCACTTAAATCATATTTTTCTAAATCATCTATATCTGAAATAATACATTCTTTATTAGTTTCTTCTTTTCCTCTTTTAATCTATCATTTTCCTCTTTTAATCTATTATTTTCTTCTTTTAATTCTTTAAATGCTTTTAAAAATTCATTTAATTTATGATCAACACTCATATAAACATGAATATAATAACATTAGTTTAATTCAATTTTTTTAATAATAATATAATTATATATGGTAATACATACATTTGGGGATAGTCATTCTAGATTTGGTTGGAAGCATTGCAAAAATAATTATCAATTAGTAATAATGCATCATTTAGGTCCATTATTAGCATATAGTTTTGGTAGAGATAAATTAAATTATATTGATATTAGAAATCATGGTGTTAATAATGGTGATACATTAGTTTTTTGTTTGGGTGAAATTGATTGTAGATGTCATGTTCATAAACATATTACTGATACAATTACCTATCAAGAAATTATTGATAATATTATTAATAATTATTTAGAAGCAATAGAATTAAATGTATTAACATCAAACTTAAATTTTAAAAATATTTGTGTTTATAATATTGTTCCACCAGTTAATAAATATAATACTGAAGAAAATCCAGAATATCCATATATAGGATCGGATGAAGAACGTAAAAGTTATGTTTTATATTTCAATAAAAAATTAAAAGAAAAATGTAGTGAAAAAAATTATATTTTTATTGATATTTATAATAATTATATTGATGAATATGGATATTTGAGAAAAGATTTAAGTGATGGTAATGTTCATATTAATGATGGTATTTATATAACAAATTTTATGAAAGAACATAATTTATAAATTAAAATAATAAATTAATAATAGTGTTATCAATTAATAATATTTTCATTTCTATAGTAATATTATTATTAACAGATTGATTAATAATTTCATAAATATATTTGTTATTATTACTATAATGAATATATAACAATAAATTATCCATTGAAAGATAATAATTGGTACTATTATTTGGTTTTATATCAATATTTAATATACTATTTTTAATTATAGAAGGTGTAACCTTAATTAGATTATAAATATAAGATAATATATTTTTATAATTTAATGTTTTGAAACTACAAGTATTAATTTTACAAGATTTTATTTTAGAATTAATAAAATCAAAATTTTTTAATTCATTTATATTTGTAACATAATTATTATTATTTCTTAATAAAATATTATTATTTTCATAACTAACTATTTCGTATTTATTTGGATTAACTATACACGTATTATTAGAACTATCATAATAAGTGTTAGTAGAGTAATCATAATCATCAATATCCATGTCCATATAATAAAAACAAAATAATCATATAATTTATCAATTTTTTTAATAAATATTAGTAAATATTTATTATAAAATATAGTTGTAAAAATAATAAAATAAATTTAATTGGAATAAGCAGCACCAGCCATTCCAGACATAACACGAAGAACGTTATAATTGACAGTATAGATATTAACTACACTAGCACTATTGGATCCACCAAGATAGTTAGCCAAATAATTAGAATCACCAGCAGCATTTCCAGAACCAAATTGTAGCTGAAGAGTAGCATTATCAATACGAGAAAAGTTACATGTTCCTGATGGTTGATGATCTTCTGGCTTCAATGCAAATGAATATACATTGATACCATCAGATGGGGTATTACTGAAGCCTTGTAATGGTTGAACATAGTTGAAGTAAGCACCATCACGTTGTTGGAATCGATCTGATCCGTTTAATTGAAGCTTAGCAGCAACGGCTGGATTATCATTTCCATCAAGATAGTTAGCATAGTTAAAGTGATCATAAACAGAAACAGCACTAACACTAAGAAGACTTTGACAGTTAGCAGAAACAGTTTGTCCTGAAGTAGCATAATTACTTAGGATAGTAGTAGCATCATAAGAAAGATCATCAGAAGTAAAGTTATTGGTCAATAAAACAATCTGGTTAATATTGACAGTAACATTTGTATAGGTTTGTCCAGAAGCATCCTGTGGAGCAAGGATATAAGCAGTAACTTTAGCATTTAAATTAGTAGTATTAACCCATGCAGCAGCAGGAGCAATAACATTATCAATAATAGTTAATGGAGTATCAGGCTCAGTAAGTAAAGTAATATTAGCAGTATTTACTGTAGTACAGGTAGTTCTAACCTGTCTGGAAGCAAGCCAAACCAACTTGGCAAAGTTATCACGAGCAGTAGCCCAATCACCATTTGGAGCATAAGCAACATATGATGAAGCATTGGTATATTTGTTAAGCTTTGGTGTCCAGATAAGATATTTGGATGGATGATTAAAGTTTAATCTGAACTTTGGATTCAATCCAGTAAGTGATTCAGATCCAGTGAATTGAAGTTGCTCGAATAGGTATTCGTGAGAAGCTTGAGCAAATCTTTTACGTTCCTCTGCATCAAGATAAACATAATCAATAATAAGTTGAGAATCACCCATACTAATAGATGGACCATTTCCAGTACCAACAACATTAACACATTGAGCTGCTGGTCGGTAATCAATGGTAATTCTAACATCATGATATTGAAGAGCAATCAATGGAAGAGCTAATCCATTGTTACGGTTGAACCAGAATTGAAGTGGAACATATAGTTGATAAGCTGGGGTATCATTTTGAGTTAGAGCTGTAAGTGCATCAACATCACCAATCATATTAGCATATCCACGAACCTGTCCAGTCTTGTGAGTAAGCTCGTACCAGATATTAAGCCAATCACCATATTGTTCATCAATCTTGGAACCTCCAATTTCAATCTTGTAGTGTTGAACAATAGCATGTCCAAGTCTGCGGACAAATCCCCATGGGGCAGTACCAGCAAGTCCAGGATTAAGACTAATATTAACATACATATTAGTGATTAAATCACCATTTCTATTAATAGTACAAGTAACAGTACGACCAAAATCAGAAGCACCATTGAAAGTTTGTGGAATAGGTTCTACAGCAAAGTTGGTATGTCTGCGATAAACAACTTTGAAGAAAGTAATTTGAGGACTACCAGTAAGATAGACGTCTTGTGCTCCATAAGCGACGAGTTGCATTAATCCGCCTCCCATTTTATATATAACTTATGTCAGAAAAAAATTTTTTATAATTTTAAATATTTAAATTAAAAAAACAAAAATTTCTTAATATTTTTTTAAAAAATTGGTAAATAATAAGTTTTATTAAAATTTTATAATATTTTTATAAAAATTTTATAATATTTTTTTTGTTTAAATAACCTATCTTTTAAAATAATTTATTTTATTATTGATTCCAAAATAATATCTAAATATAATTATATGATAAATACAATACTATTAGTATTAATAATTATATTATTAATAATTGTATTATCTAATTATGATTATTTTACTATTAATAATTTAAAAGAATATTTTACAAATAATAAATTAGATATGGAAATAGTAGTGTCGCGTTATAATGAAAATTTAGATTGGATAAATAAAGATCCATTCAATAAATATTCAATAACTTGTTATAATAAAGGAATAAATAATGATTTTAATATTGAATCTGATCATAAAATAATAAAATTACCTAATGTAGGAAAATGTGATCATACATATTTATATCATATAATAAATAATTATGATAATTTAAAAGAATATATATTATTTTTACCTGGATCAAATGATATGAAACCTAAAATGGAAAAATCATTAAGATTAATTAATGAAATGGAAAATAAAAAAAAATTAGTATGTATAGGAACACCATATAATAATTTAAAAAATGATATTTATAATTTTAGTTTAGATAAATGGATAACATCAAATGATCAAAATAAAAGTATAAATAATGAAAATGATTTAGAATATAGTGAAATTAGACCTTTTGGTAAATGGTATGATTATTATTTTGGTAATAGATTAGTAAAATTTGCATCTTATAAAGGTATTATGGCAATAACAAGAAAACATGTACATCAACATCCAAAATATTATTATGAAACATTTTTAAAATTATTAGAAAAATCATCAAATCCAGAAGCAGGTCATTATATAGAACGTGCATGGTGTGCAATATTTTATCCTTTATTTGATACGGATTATATAACTATGATATAAATTCCTATTATTATTTAATATGGATTATATTATAATAAAGATAATTTAAATATTATTATTATATATATATATATATGACATTAAAAGTGAAGAATGAAGTTAAAAAATTAGAAGATATTTCACAAAATATAAAAGAAACACAAACTTTAGAAAAAAAACATAAGGAATTGATGTTAAATTTTAATACTGAAAAAGATAATATAGATAATTATAATGATAAATTAAATAATATTGATAAAGAAATTATTGAATTAGATAAATATAGAAATAATTTTAATACTGAAGATTTAAAAAAAAGAGCAATTTTATTAAATGAAAAAGAAGATATTGAATTAAAAAAAAAAATAATTGAAGAAAATTATAATGAAATGGATTATTATGATAAAACTGGTGATTTAATTATTCAATATTATGAATTGAGAGACGAATCAAATGATGTAAAAGAAACCAAAAATATATTAGAATTTTTAGGTAAAAAAAAGAAGAAATCAAATACTGAAATAAATAAAGCCGAATTATTTGAAAAATATTATAAAAGAATAGAAGGAATAAGAATTAATATGGATGATGGATCACAAAGAATTAAATATTGTAATGAATGTCATATAGAAAAGATATTAGATTATAATGTATCATCATATATTTGTCAATGTTGTGGAGATATTGAAGAAATAATATTAGATGAAGATATTCAAATAAAAGATTATTCGCCATATAGAAGAATTAATCATTTTAGAGAATGGTTAAATCAATTTCAAGCCAAACAATCACCAGAAATACCAGAATATATATATCAAGACATTATAACTGAATTAAATAAAAATAGAATAACTGATTTATCACAATTAAATAAGAAAAATATGAAAGCAATTTTAAGAAAGTTATCATATAATCCATATTATGAACATATTCATTATATAATAAATAAATTAAGCAATCTACCACCACCTAAAATAACAAGAGATATGGAAAAGATATTTATAAAAATGTTTATCTTAATAGAAACACCATGGGAAATATATAAAAAACCAAATCGTAAAAATTTTTTATCATATTCATATGTATTATATAAATTTTGTGAATTATTAGAATTAGATCATTTATTAGAATGTTTTACATTACATAAAGATCCAAATAAATTAATGGAAAATGATGAAATTTGGGAAAAGATATGTAAATATTTAAAATGGGAATTTATTTCATCATTTAAATAAAATATTCTAAATAAAATATAATGGAGGATGTTCTATATAATATATCAATAATAATAATATTTTTTGGTATAATATTATTAAGTTATTATTTAGGTCAATCGGATAATTTATTTAATTATTCAACAAATAAATGTACTTTATCTAATAATTATGGATCATATAATGATTCACCATATATTTTAAATGGAACAGATGATTCTAATAATATTCCAAATATAGATCAAGTATATAAAATGCGTCCGTCTAAAATATTTAATACCATGTTTTTACAACCAGATATTTGGCAAGGTTATCAATCGATTCCAGTAATTAAAAATCCTCAATAAAATATTATAAAGAAATATTATTATAGTAATTAAATGTCAGAAGACTATTTAACCGAAGATAATATTAATCCATCTGGTCAAAATTTTATTTGTATTTCATTCTTTAGTAAAAACTATGTAAAACAAATAGTTGAAAATAATAATGAAATGAGACCAGAAGATCAAAAAATAGATTATTCTACTGAAGATAATATTTTAGCATTAAAATTTCGTGGTGCTTTTGATACATATGATGAAGCATGCAAACATGCTCATAATTTAAGAACGGTTGATCCATATCATAATGTTTATGTAATGGAAAGTGGTAAATGGAGTCCTTTCGTTATTGAAGATTCAGATAAATTTGTTAAACAAACTGAACATGCTAATGAACAATTAAATGAAATGATGAAGAAATATGTTGAAAATCAAGAAAAAGCTAAATTATATCATGAGTATAGAAAAAATCAAATGATTAATCAAAGTATTAATGATAATTTATCAAATAGAAGATCAGTATTAAAAGAAATGGAAGAAGAGTTAGTTAATGCAAATACAACAGAAGATGTTGTTAAAATTAATTCTCAAATGGAAAATCTTGATGAACAAATTAATAAATTATTAGAACAACAAAAAGACTTGGAAGAACAATTAAAGAATTTAGAGTTAGATTTAGATATTAAGAAGTAATTAAATTACTTGTGGGGATAAATATAAAATTAAATAAATTATAAAATGAATTATTTAATTTTATCAACAACAATGTTATTTAATTTTATCAACAACAATGTTATTTAATTTTATCAACAACAATGTTATTTAATTTTATCAACAACAATATTAATATTATTTCTTTTAGAAAAAACAATAGGATCAAAAGTATTGATTTTTTTATCCCAATCATCATTATAAACTTTTTTATGAAATTTATTAAATTGGGAAGAACCAATTTTAAATTCTGGTGTTTCTTTAGCTTTATACCAAAAAACTTTATCTGTAATATTTTTACTATGAATACGATTATTAATAACCATACATCCAAAATTTTCAGTTAATTCAGTAAATACTTGTTGAAATATATCAAATGTTGGAAACATACCAGCGTAATGTTCATATAATCTTTTACGATTAGAAGTAATATCTTCCGCTAATAAAAAAATATAATCAAAATTAGAACGTAATTCTGGTGGAATACCTAATGAAAATTGCATTGTCAAAATAAATGAAATATGATGATGCCTTCCATTAAAAAATAATTCTAAAATATTAGGATCTTTTAACCATGTACCTTTAGAACTCATACAATCATCCATAATAATCATAACACTATCATCTTTTTGTTTTTTTCCCATTTCTTTTCTTTTAGCATTTTCTTGATTCATAATACTTTGTCTTTCATAAACTCTTGATAATATATTAGAATCATATTCTGAATAAATAAAAGAATCTGGTATAAAATCACTATAAAATTTATTTAATTTTTCAGTTCTACTAATAGCAATTGATGCAGGTATATTTCTTTTATTGTACATTATTTCTCTAGTCAAAAATGATTTCCCTGAATATCTTTTAGCAATTAAACATATTGTACAATGTTCAGCCATTTCTGCTAAATTAAATCTTTTTATTTGTAAATGTGTTGCACCAAATTTTATATTTTTAGTACTCATTTTATATTAAATTAGATTTTTATAATCTAATTTATTATAAAAACGCTTCCATTCGGGTTCGAACCGAAGACCTCAAGATTAACAGTCTTGCGCTCTACCTACTGAGCTATGGAAGCACGAGGATTTTTATCCTAAATATATATATAATTAATCTTTAAATGAATATATTATAAAAAAATAATAATTATATTTTTAAAACGGTGTAGATATTTTTAGAACGGTGCAGATATTTTTAGAACGGTGTAGATATTTTTAGAACGGTGCAGGACCTACAAATACATCGTCAAATGGTTTGCTAGCAGACATTTTATTAGGAGATAGTAAATTATTATTTAATAATGCTTCTGAAATTAAATCATTTTCAATAGGTTGAATATTTTTATAGAATAAACTTTTAATATAATTGTAACATTCCATATAATTAATATCAATAATTAGAATAACAATTAAACTAACAATTAGAGGTAATTTAATTTTATCAAATAATGATTTTCTTTTATCTTTATTATTAAATCTAATATCATCATTATTTTGTAAATACATTATTAATAAAAAAACACAAAGAAAAACTAAAATTTTTTTAATATTCATTAAAAAGAATAAGAAATTATTTTCTATTTAATAAATATATAATGCAAAAAAGTTTAAAATTAAAAAATGATAATAAATCTAAAAAAGTTATTAAATATATTTTATTTGGATTAATCATGGGTATGACTGCAAGATATATTCCAAGATGTACATTGAATAATAATGAATTATTACTTATTGCAATGATAGCATCAATATCATTTGCTATAATTGATATGGCATCACCATCAATTATTGTTTCAAGTAATTAAAATTAATTAAGATATTTATTAAAAAATTTATCTTTATTTTCAATAGGTTTAATAGAATTTATATTATTATTAATTGAACCATTAGAAAATATTTCTTGATAATTATTTTTATTAGCAGTTAAATTTGCATCTGATAAATTATCAGTTAAATTAATCTTATTAATAATACCTAATATTTTAGAACCTACTGTTTCATTACTTTTAGTTAAAACATTAGATTCTTTATTAATAGTATTATTAGGATTAATAGTATTACTAAAATTAGGAGGATTAATAGAATTAGTATATTTATTAGGAGATTTATAGTCTAATGTTAATACTTCATTATTATATTGTTTATAATCATTATTAATTAATTTATCTTTATTAATTAATTTTGATAAATTTTGTTGTTCAACTTCAGATATACTTTTATCAATATCAATAGTACCATAACTAACATCTTCACCTAAATAAATATTTAAAATATGTTTTAATGGCAAACATTTACGAATTGCTTCTTTAATACAATCTTTAATTAATATCATTGTATCACGTTGATTTCTTTTTAATTCAATTGGTGGATATTTATGATATAATAAATATGGATTATTCCATATTTCTCGAGCACATTCAATATAAATTTTATGAATAAAATCATTAATTTTAATATTTTGATAATGATTAGGATCTAATTTAACTTGTTCTTGACAAGGATTATAAGTTAAAACAATAATATTTGATTTTATTGTAGCTTTAATAAGATCTTCTAACCAACTAAAACTCTTAGAATTATTCATAATACGATTAGTTTCATTATTAATAGTATCATTATTCCAAGTTGGAATTTTTTTTAATGCTGATTGTAAGTTTTTAAGAATGTTATCCGGAATAGATATTTCTAATACTTCAATATATATAGATTGAATACCTTCATATATTAAAGGAGTTAATACATTAATTAGTTGGGTAGTATATTCTTGTTTTGTTTCAACTAATAAATTGATCATTATTAATATATTATATATTTTATTTTATAAATATAAATTAAAACGAAATAATTATGGACTAATATTTTGTCCATGATTGGCTAAATAATCAGTATCTGATTTTTTAATACATACACAACCCCCACCAGTATTACCTAAATTACATGAAAAATTTGAACCAATATAATCTTTTAAATCAGCATTACTAGAATTAGGATCAACAGTATTAAAAGGAACTGGCCATTGAACAAATTTACAACATTGTTTAGAACAAACTTTAGTATCTAATTTAACTAAAGATTCATCACCTAAATTATTAAATTGTTCTTTTAAATTTCTTGAATCACTATTATTAAAATTATCAACCATAGGAACTACAAAAATAAAAAAAACCATACCTACAATAACAGCGATTAATAATATTTGAGTATCTGTAAATTTTAAATTACCAATATTCATTATATATTAAATAATTAGATTATTTTTTTTCTAATTTTTATATAATGATAAAAAAAAAATCAATTATAATAAATAAGAATCGTAATTCATCGGATATATTAATAAAAATAAATAATTATAATAAAGAAAAAGAAAAGGAAATTAAAAAAATTATAAATTTATTAAAAGATTATTATATTAAATTTGATAATAGTAATTTATTATTATTAAATAATAAAAATAAAAAAATATTATTAAGTGAATTTATATTTTTTGGAATATATCAACCCGAAACTAAATTATTTATTTGGGCATCTTCTATACCTGGTATATCAAAAAAAAATATAGAATTAATAAAAAATATAAAAGCTAAAAATTATTTATTTGAAAATAATGATAATGTTGATGTATTATTTTTATATCAATTATTAACTAATGATGTTTTATTAATTAATAAAAATCAATTTAATTTATTAAATATTACATTAAAATTTTTATCTGATAGTTTTATAATGTTAAATCCAGTAAATAATAATAATTTACAATTTATTGGATTAACTAATATAATTGAAAAATATTATTAAATAATAAATAACTTATTAATATTCTTTTTTTCTTTTGAAGTAAGAACATTAAAATCATTTGTTTTATCTATTTTTAAACATAATTCTAATTCTTTAACCGTTATATCTTTGGAATAAGTTTTTAATAAATTAATTAATTCTTCTTCTCGATTATTAGAAATTAAATAATTAGATATTTTGTTTAAAATAAGAATATCATAAATAGTTAAATTTGGAAAAATTTTTAATAAATTATTTATATTTTTTTTATTAATATTTTTTAATGATGTTTTATTTAAATCTGATGAAAATTTAATTTTATTTATATCTATTTTACATTTATTATTTTTATTAATCCAATAAGATGTATTTAAACAAGTATAAAATCCATGAATATTTTGTAAATACCAATTTTGATCAGTATATATTCTAGTTTCAATATTATCTCCTCTAGAAATAGAATCTGATATTTTAACTAAATCATAAATATTAGTATCCCATGAGGATTTATTTTTATATAATATTTTTTGTATATAATTTTCATGAATCATTAAGGGTAATAATACTTTTTCAAATTCATATAATTTTAATATAGTATCATATTCTAAATAATTATTAAGAATTTGTAAAGTAGCATCAAATAAACCAGTATCTATATTCTTTTCTCTTGAATTAGTAATAAATGTATTTAAATTTTGTTCATTAATAATTTTATAATGAAATGATATTTCTTGTAATAAATTAATTAAACGTCTAATATCATATTGTGAAAAATCTATTAATAAATCTAATACTTTATTATTCATAATTTTTATATTTTCATTTTTACAAATTTTATCAACTAATTCATATATTTCTTTTTTTGTTGGATATTCAAATTTTATTTCTTCACAATTTTTTTTAAGATCATTTAATAATTTAGAATGTTGATTATTTGAAATAAAAATAATAGGAAACGCATTTAATTTATTATTTTCTTTAAAAATATCCATAATATATTTTTTTTCACTTGATAATGTTATATTTTCAGTTTCTTCAAATATTAAAACTAAGTTTTTATAATGTTCTTTATTAGTAAAATTTAATTTACGATAAACCGAATTATTATAGTTATAATAATCATTAAAATCATCAAAGTTATGATTTCTATGTTCTTTAATTTCATTAGGGAAAATAATTTTATATAAAAAATTTAATTCTTCTAATAATAATTTAACAGTAATACTTTTACCAATACCATGGACACCAGAAATAATAATACCTTTAGATTTATAATTATTAATATTTAATAATTTATTTTTAAGTTTATTAATTTTATCTTTATTACCGATTATATCATTAATAGATTTAGCTTTATATTTATTAACCCATAAATTATTCATTATTGTAATTATAATTTATTATCTTTTAAATAAAATTATAAAAAGTTTAGTTTAATAAAAATAATTTAAAAAGATTTATATAAAAAAAATTTCTAGTTATAAATATATATCATATGGCTTACGATAATCAAAAACCAAATAGATCAGGAAAAGGAAGTTCTGTATCAGTTGATGAACAAGTTCAACAGTTATTTAGAAATAGTAAGGGTAAAGTTAATCAATCTGATTTTCAAAATTTAAGAATGAGAATTGGTGATGAATCACTAGTTGATAAGATTCAAAATAAATTTGTTGAAAAATATACTGAAATCACCAAGAAAGCAAAGAAATTTGCTCAATTAATTCGTGAAAAGTATTCAAATTCTCAATATCCATTCCATATTTTATTGGAAAAGGCTTATAAATATAAGGTCAAGTATGGTCTTACTGATGCAGAATTTGGTGAATTTCAACGTATTTATGAGAATGAATTAATTGGATTAAACAGTCCAGATTTATTTACTCCAAATACTAATTTACAAAAGGTATTAGGAAATGTTAATGTTGATTACCAAGGTTTCACTTCTAAACTATCTGAAAATGATTTCAAGATTTTACAAGAAATTTTAAAACTTCACTCTACTAGTAAGGCTTTACATTCCCAAGTTCTTTTACAATCTATTCAATATGAAGATTGTGGTCCAGAAGCTTTAACTGGTAAATATGAGCGTAGTCGTGATAACATCTTTACACATGTTCATCCAGTCGTTGCTGCTTTATTTTTACCAAAGATTGATACTCTTGAACAACATTTCTTACATTCTAACATCAGTAATATTATTAAATGCAGATACAATAAAGAACAATTTACTACTATGCCTGATGCATTGTTATATGATGCCTTGATTAAGGATCCAAATGATATTGCTTGTGATTCCCGATCAACTATATTAGATTTATATAACCGTGCTCAATTACAAAATCAATTATGGAACTCTGTTTTATCATTACGTAATGGTCAATATTATAATTCTAGTACCAAAGAATTTATGTCTGCTGTTGATCTTTGCAGAATGAATAAATATGATACTCCTGATCTTGTTTATGGACGTTACGATGGAACTATCTTGAAGAGATTATTATCTGCTTTCTCTTTCCGACCAACTATTGTTACTACCACTACTGCATTCTCACCAGTTTCATTGAACCCATACCAACAAAATATTAAACCACTTGTTACATTTATCCACATGATTAATTTCAAATTGCCATTTTATAATAATAATGCTGGTGTTACATATAATCTTGAAGATGCATTAGAACAAACTCAATATTTGATTGATCAAAGTGGAGTTCCAACTCCAAAACATACTTCTTTGATTTACTCAAAGGGTATTTTGGTCTTCTATGTTGATAGACGTAGTAATGTTATTTACCAAAATAAGGGTGTTCATGGATATGCATTCAACTTCAGTAAATTACCAACTGCTATTGCTGGATTTGAACGATTAAATGATAGTTTTGTTAATTTCAGAGAAAGTTTCCCAATTAGACAAGATAAATATCAATTAAGATCTGTTGTTGTTAGTCAAATTAATGAAAACAGCGCTGATAAAGTTGTTATTGGTTCTAGAACTTTGGTTGTCCAACCACCTAATATTGAAAAGGGTATCTATAAACCATGTTATTATCAATATGATCCAATTGATGTTCAAGAAACTATTAATCCTAAAGTTAATCCTGATAATTCTTTCCGTAATAATCCAATTACTGCTATTGGTCAAGTTAGTACTGAAACCATGGAAGGATTTAATGATCAAGCCCATACCCGTGGTATTATCTTCATTTATCAATTAGTTGAAGATAAGAGTAGTGGAACCCTAGTTTTTTAAATAATTAAATATTATAAATTAAATTTTTATTTATATAATGAAAATTTATTTTATATTAATGAAAAACTTATTAATGAAAGAAACTTAAATTAGCTGTTGGTAATGTTCTATCTGCTGTACTAGAAACAGGTAACGGAACTAATTCACCACGTTTTTCAATATCTTTTAAATAACCTAATTTTTGTTCAAAATTGGTAATTAAATTAGGAATAATTTCACCAACAACAATACAATTTAATTCTTTAATTTGATCTTTAATATCATATGGTAAATGTCTTGCATATTCATTAAAAACATATTGCATAATAATTATAATTTTATCTTTACTTTGAAAATTAATTCTATATTGTTTATTTGTTTTTTTAAATACTGTTAATACAATTTGTTTATTAATTAAATCAATATTTTCATCCGAATAAAAAGATGTTTCTAAATTTGAAATATCATTAATATTTATTTTTGATATATTTTTTACTAATAGTTTTCTAGTTGCTGCAACATTTGGATTATTATCTTGAAAAAATCCAACGGGTAATCTTTTAAAGTCCATATATATTAATTTAGATTTATATTTAAAAATTAACTTATTAAATTAATAAATGCAATGGGTTGAAAAATATCGTCCAGATAATTTAAATGAAATTACATCACAAAATAATATTATTAATTCGTTAAAAAATGGAATCATCACAAAAAATATTCCACATTTAATATTTTATGGAGGATCAGGTAGTGGTAAAACTTCTACTATTTTAGCTTTAGCAAAAGAACTATTTGGTAAAAATTATAAAGATAGAATTATTGAATTAAATGCTTCGGATGAAAGAGGTATTAATATTGTTAGAGAAAAAATTAAAATGTATGCCAAACAAACTATAAAATATGATGAATCATCTCCACCATGGAAAATAATAATATTAGATGAAGCTGATACAATGACAGCCGATTCACAATTTGCATTACGAAGAATAATAGAAGAATATTCTAAAGTAACTAGATTTTGTTTTATTTGTAATTATCATAATAAAATAATAGATCCAATTATATCACGATGTTCTTTATTTTATTTCAAACCAATAAATTATCATGACATTTATAATAAATTGGTTGATATAAAAAATAAAGAAAATTTTAATTGTTCTGATGAATTAATTCATAAAATTATAAATATATCCAAAGGCGATTTAAGAAAATCAATAAATTATTTACAAAAATGTTATAACTCATATGATAAAAATTTTAATAATTTTTTATTAAATGAAGTTTCGGGAATAATTTCATCAGATTTTTTTAATGAAATTATTTTTAATATTTATAATAAAAATTTAAAAGAAGTTGATATTCTAATTAATTCTTTTTATTTAGAAGGTTATTCATTTATTAATCAAATAAATTTATTTTATGAATTTATTTTAAATGGAAATTTTAATAATAATCAAAAATCTAAAATAATATTAAAATTAATAGATATTGATCAAAATTTAATAAAAGGTTGTGATGAATATATTCAGTTTATTAAATTTATTTATTATATTATTAGTTTATTATAGTTTTATTTAAAGAAAATTATTTATAAATAGATATGACTGAATATTTACCATGGATAGAAAAATATAGACCATATAAATTTGAAGATATTATAAGTAATGAACAAAATATTTCTATTTTAAAAAATATGATAGCTAATGAATCATTACCTAATTTATTATTTCATGGAACATCAGGAACTGGTAAAACTTCTACTATAATGACTATTGCTAAAGAATTATATAAAAATAATTTAAATTTGATGGTTATGAAATTAGATGCATCGGATGATAGAGGTATTAATTCAGTTCGTGCAGATATAAAAGGATTTGCAGAAAAAAATAATATGTTTCAAAAAGGGGTAAAATTAATTATATTAGATGAAGCTGATTCAATGACATTTGATGCTCAATTTGCATTAAGAAGAATAATAGAAAAATATTCAGATACAACAAGATTTTGTTTAATTTGTAATTATGAAAATAAAATAATACCTGCTATAAGATCAAGATGTGCTAATTTTAGATTTAATCCAATTAAAAAAGAAGAAATAATTAAAACATTAACTTTAATTGCTAAAAATGAAAAATTAAATATATCTATTGAAGCATTAGAATTAATAGCGTATTTATCTTTTGGTGATTTAAGAAAAGGTATAAATATATTACAATCTATATCAATGAAATCAACTGATATTTCAATAAATATGTGTTATGATACATTAGGTTATCCAACTAAAGAAGAAATAAATACAATTTATGAATATTTAACTAATTCTAAATTAAATTTTAATGATATTTATAGTAAAGTAAATATGATAATAAAAAATAATGGTTATTCATTAGATATTATTTTAAAAGAATTAACTTATAAAATTTTGAATAATAAAATAAATAATAAAGCAGAACTATTAAGTAATTTATCTGATTTAGAAAATAAGATATCTAAAACAATATCCAATGATATCTATATAGGTGGTTTAGTAGCTATATTTATAAAAATTGATAAATAAATAGCATAATTAATAATATTTATATGTCAGATATAGATATTAATTTGGATTTTGTAAAAATAATAAATTATAATAAAGAAACGTGTGAATTAGATGTAAATATAAATAATATTAATTATTATATTAAAAGTGATTTTAAAATATATGGATATATAGAAACTGATTCAGAAGAAATAGATATTGAATTTATTAATAAAGAAATTTTATTAAAAAATTATTATAAGAAATTAGAAGATTTATTAACTTTTTTAAAAAATAAATATAATAAAAAAAATGTAATAACTTATGAATATCCTGATCTTTATAATATATTTAATAGTATTTCAGAAAAAACAAAATATTATATTGATTGGAATGAAATTAAATATAAAGATGAAACAGAAAATAAAATTAAAATAA